ATGTGTCATCTGCGCCACCTGCCAACGGAACCAATGAGGGCACTCGTTATAGTCACCTGTCTTGGTATTCCAGTACGGCAAGTATCCCTTATATCTAAGAGACGTTACTCTGGACGCAGCTGGAGATGACTCCGAAGGAGTGCTGATAATCTCTCCCACCTTCATAAAGCCATCGGGAACATCCGTTGTAGGCTCCGGCTCCTCGGCTATCGCCTCACGCCATGCTTCTTCTGCTTCTGCCGTTGCTATCGTATCTGGGGTTGTCATATCTAACTCCTAACAAGCTGACCCGCAGGGCCAAAACTAGAATGCTTTCTTCTGCTACGCTTCTTTTCCTCTACCATATTCTGAAATGCTGCCTGTAGATCCGAGGGCTCAATCTCCCTGTATGGAGGCTTCACCCGCAGTTCATCTGCTATCTCCTGTAGCTCAGCCACGGTATGCCAAGCTATACCTTTACCGTTCTCGACCTGGCCCCCTGGTATCATAACCTGGTCTGCCTTAAATTGACTGGCTGGTCCCATATATACATACGCTGTGACCAACCTGTCGTTCCGCACGACCCTTAGTACCTGAAAGCGACTCTTAGATTTTCCGCTCCGTGAGGGCAGGTTCAACTCAGCCAGCACATAGCAAGGCTCGTCAGCTACTACCGCCCTCGTTACCGTGTCCAGGGCAGAGGTCATCCTGAAATGGACAACCTCTGCTCCCGGTTTTTCTGCTAATCTAGTCATACATCCTTACGCTGGCGCCGTAGCGTCACCTATAATCTCACGAGTCCAGTTGGCAAGACGTAGCCCATAAGCAAACTCATCTGTCATAAACAGACTGTCGCCACCACCGGCTATGTGAGGCTCACGCTTGGATTCAGTCCTGATCGTCATGCCTTCTACCAGTATCCATGCCGACTTGGAGAACACGAAGTTCTTGGCATCGTCAGATCCATCAATGCTGATATTACCATCCTCATGTATGGACACATTGGCGATTGGCAGGGTGAAGGCAGACTGGAATACAGTCGCTGTAGCCCCGTCAGGCACTGGGTATGTTCCCAAGCCACCTACTAACTCATCGTAGAAGTCTTTTATACAGAACCCGTGGAACACTCCCGATATAGGAAGCGGCCCCGGCTCTGTAGCATTGGACGTAATAATGTACCGTGCCGCCGCTACGTCACCTGTCTGCACAGGAGTACCCGCTGCACCCATCTGGGTAGAAGCGTCAGCCGCAGTAAGGCCATCCTCGTCCTTTTTCCTCATCATTGCCTCACCGGGCATCTTGCCCATCTGAGCCAGTACCTTGTTGTTGATATTGCGCTTACTCTTGTCAGAGATAAACGTCTGAATCTGGATCATCTCAGGCGTTATGGTTATGGCAGAGTCATCATACTGCTGGGGATTATCCAGCACTGTATTTTCTGTCACGGCCTGCGCCGAGAGATTAGCCAGGAGGATCTCCCTCCATGTTGTACCCGTATTGGCATCTAACTCAACACGGTCTACTAATTGGGGCATTACCCCGTCATATTGTCTTCGGGACCTGGCAGAAGCCTGAATAACATCAATGCTATCCGCCAAGGAACCTGTAGTTGTATTTCCAGCAGCCATTAAATGGCCTCCTTGTCAAAAGTATTTATTACGCTGTCCAGTCTCTGTTAGCCTGTACAAGCAGGTAGTCTACATCTAAATTCTCGATAGCTGCGCCCTTAGCCTCGACTCCTAGACAAACACCCATAACTGTAGTTGTGGATACTGCCCCTGTCTTGGTCTGTTTGAGAACGCCGTCTATATACCATCGTGCAGTACCATTGGTGTCTATTTCTAGACGAAGTACCTGCCACTCAGCGGCAACAGCGTCGTCATCGGCGTCTATTGCAGTGGAGTCAGTTTCACCGGTAGTGGAGCCACCGTTGTAAACCATGTGCCAATCTTCGTCGTCGGTAAGTTCCGCAGACAAAAGAAAGCCACAGATATCACTGGCAGTCAGAGTTATTGTTGTACTAGCGCCGTGGATCAACGTTCCTTCAAGGTTTAGCGTGTTGGGGTCTATGTCGCTCAAGCCAAAAAATACTTCTTTCGTGTCCAAGTTATCAAGCTGAACACGGGCTTCTAAAACTATTGGACCCATCAAGCTGGCGCTAAAGCCAGTATTAGTACCTACCATTGTGCAATGGTTGTCTTCGTTTGTTGTTGTGATACGACCTGCACCGCTTACCATGCCCGCAATCGTGGGCACTCCTGCATCGGTCTCAGCGTTGCCCTGGCCACCCACAATGAATGGGCCAAGCAATCGGGTTTCTGCTGTGTTTGCTACGTTGTCCTCGCCAAAAAAGTCGTAGAACAACTCAATTCTTCCTCTGTCACTCTGGGGCATTTCATCTCTCCTTAAACAAAGTTGTTACTGAAGGGGCTGAGTTTCCCCGCTCCCTCCACACGTTTGCTATTATTATTATAATTATACCAAGCCTTGTCTCTTCATAGCCTCTTGAACATCTGCGCTCCAAGGGATCTCGCCTCGTCCGTATGCAGTTACCTTAGCGGCATCACTCCTGCCAGATCCGGTTCTCTGCCCTCTATTGGCATTCAGATCCATCTCGGCAGGGTTGGCAGCTTTCACGCTGGGTCCACTAGCCCGTGCTTTCGCAAGCTCCAGTGAAGTCTCAGCATGGGCAACCCTCTCTCTCGCATCGGCATAGCGGCCCTTAGCCCATAATTCCTCAGCCTCTTTCCAGCGACGCGCAAAATTCTGCATGTCAACACTAGATCGGTCAAGATTGTTATCAGGATTTCTAATATCTGAATCATGGCGGACGCTAATCTCATTGATCTCTTCTGACAGGGACTGGGCTTCCCCAGTATCCGTAATATCATTCTCGATACGACTGACTCCGTCCCTAACAGTTTCCTTTATGGTGTCCGTAGCCAATTCGCCCTTATCGTACCGTTCAACGAGGTCTACAATAAGACTCTCCATCCGGTCCATCCTCTGATCCTTCTCTCTCGCCGTCCTGTTCTGTATGTACTCGTCACGACGAGACTTCTTCTCACGGTCTAGCTGCTGACGCAGTTCTGCAACCTCAGACTCTAGTTGTTGTGCCCGATCCTGTGTCTCCTCGGCCTGCGGCTCTCCCCCCTCGTCTTCTACAACGGGTTCTGCCTGCGGCTCTGCAAGTATCTCAGCATCCGGGATGTCTATCGTCTGCTCTGTCACCATCCTGTCCTCCTGTCTGGCTCAAACCATCGGTCAGGCCAGAAAATAAAATACCCGAAGTAACAAAGGCACGTAGGCCACAGATACTTCGGGCACAAGGCCACAATATTAGTGTGATATTATCTATACACCATAGTCGTCGTCTGTGTCAAGCACGCTAAGCTGATGACACTGCTCACACTTCAGCACAACCAGCCCCCTGTAATGCTCGGCATACTTCTTGTTACACCCTGGGCAACGCAACTCCCTCTTATGAGGCACAGCCCCATCCTCCGGTTTCACGTTACCCATTATTGCGACCGTGCCCCTGCCAGCTTCTTTTCCATTTCCATAACATCTTGCCATAATCGTTCTCGTTCTTCAGGGCTTAGCACCCCGCGAGAAGGGCCAGTAGAAGGCACTGAAGTAGATCTGGTCTTAGATAGATTTAATCGCTTAATAAGGGTATCCAATTCATCCCTCTTTATCTTATCCCCCTCCGCGCGGGCCTCATTGCGCTTCTTGATGCCCCTTATATCATCTGGATTGATATCATTATCCCTGATCAAATCTACTGCCTCTCTGATTGCCCCCGCACTTCTAAGAGTAGTTACATCCCCTAGAATAAAGAGCTTGGCGTCTATTTCAGCGTTCCTCTGCCTGTATGTGGTCCGGCTTATGGGATTCTCCTTCGTGCCTATCTTATACGGATCGGTTGGAATATCGTTAAAGTCAGATAGGTCATCCTCCCATTCTCTATCAAGTTCAAAGATTAGGTTTCTGGGATAGGCCCTCATCCCAAAGAACTCTGCTGCCCCACGCGTTGCCCGTTCCATAGGAGTGCCACCCTCAAAAGCAACTGTCTGTGCCCAAATGGGCATAACATTCTCTGCCATTGTTTTCGTGAAGGACAAGAGCCCGTCTCGCGTAGGATCACCAATGAAGTCCTTCCCTGTCACTAAGTCCCATGACGTAGAGGCAACTGGACTAGCCAAACCACGGCCAAACTTCAGGATTGGGTTCTTCATATACTCCAGTTTCCCCCATCCTACTGATGTGTCAAGCAACCGTTCTGGATCTTTTGCAGATAAGGCAAAAAGCCTCAGTATGCTGCGTATCTTCGTGCCAGGCCCTATATTCTGACCACCAATCTTCCACGTCATAAAGGCGGGGTCATCAGGTCTAAAGTGCCGCAGTATCTCGTCCTCACTCTCTCCCCGTGCTATGGATATCGCCACGGCTACGAGTGCCACAGCACCCACCCCCTGTGCAAGTGCGCGACGAGCCAGATGGCCCTTCAGCCCCCCATGAACAGTATCAAACACTAGCCCCGCAATGGCCCTGTTATACCGTGGGGCTAGTAAAGCCGCTGTTTCCATCTGCCTAGCCCCGAAGCTAACGCCTAACCTGGCGCTTGATGTAACCCCCCGGAAATTATTAACGAACGAGGTAATGTCATTTATGCGGGCTGCTGTGGTGCCATAATGGTCAAGAGATTTAGCCATCTCTATTCCAGCCACGTCCAATGCTCCCTCAAATCCTCGCTGGAATGGTTCTAGTATCTTTCCAGCTATCTTTAGAGGGAATGTTACTACCTCTCCCATACGACTCTTTGGAGTAGGGCGCAATAGCCCGCCCCGACCCATAGCCTCAGTGAACTCAGTGGCACCCCCACGGGTAAGAATTAGGTTTGGGTACTTTTGAATAATAGCAATGTTCTCTGGTTTCGCAAAATATGTAGCATGAAACCGCGTGTCCAGCATAGACTTCAAAAACCCTTTACTAGCCGCCGCGTATGACCTCGGACTAGCCCCAGCCAAGTATAATAACTGTATGGCCATAGGGCTGACATCTCCGGCCAACATGAAGTACCTGGAAACAGAGTTGAGCTGATTGACAGCACCAACAGCCCTAAGCGCGCCACTAAACTCAGGACTCATACTCTCTCTAAGTATACGTGTTGTTTCCTTTGCCTCCGGGCCCGTGAATATCTTGCCTGCAAACGCAGGAGAGTCAACACGGGCCTCGTCTATGGCCGTCTGCTGTGCCTTCTTGAGTGCCTCTGACGACTTCTTAGTGGTCTCAGATACCTCTCTTCTGACATCATCAATCAGGCCACCCTCAAAC